GCTATTTCTGCATTGTACCGTAGCATATTATCTATTCGGTTCTGCATTCCTTCGCATAAGTAAAGCAATTCGTTTGCTTTTGCGTGAAGTTCTAAGGCTTCTTTAATCTGTTTTTTCATCTGTTTTGTATTAGTGTGCGTTACCGAGACGCACCCCTGATTGTTTATATTACTTTATTAATCCTAAATCTTGTTTCACTAAATATTGAATCGCGTCAACGTTAATTTCACTTGAAAAATTTTTGTTTCGAAAATTTCCATTTTTACAAGCGATTTTTTAAATTTTAAATTGTTATTCAATGCAATGATATAAACATTATCCCCGTTAACATCGAATTTCAATTTTTCAACTACCGCCCGCCCGCATATTGATTTATAATACTGAACGTTTTGTGACGTGTAAACCGCAGCAGTATTGATAATTAAGTTTGTTTGCAATAAATGTAATCTCGTTTTCATAACCTTTTTTTTAAATTTTTGCGCCTTATTGACCTTACAAATGTACGCAATTGTTTATAACTACCAAACTTTTACACAATTATTTTTACTTTTTTTTTTGATTTATTTTTGAAAGCCTTATAAACAAAGGGAAGTAGGATGTAAAAAAACAAAGGGAGAACATCTCTGAACTCCCTTTCTTACCTAAACAAAACAGATTGACTTTACGAAAAAAGTTTTACTAAGGTAGCTATTTTATATTACTACGAAGTTTAAATTGTAAATAACCAATGTAAGTTTTGTTATTAATAGTAAACTTCTTATTGCAAATCTTTCTATCTGAGCATTGCATTCTGTGTTGAATAGTTCCTGCGGCAGTTGTGTACATACTTTTATAGTGTGGTAGATTTCCACAGTTAGGGCATTCAAACTTTTCTCCACCTCTCAATACCGCATAATTTACTTTTTGCTTTGTATATGGTTCTAATTTGTGGTAAACCTTTTCAAGTACAATAACATCCATATCGCAATACTCTACCATTCGTTTTAAAGCATCAGCATCTTTATTAAAAATAATAGCTTTCCACATATCCATACCTTCGTGCTTCAGCTTCGCACCAACTCCGAGAAATTTAGCAATATAATCTAACTTGTTTGAATTGAAATTAAACTGACTTTTAGCGTGTTTAAGAGTGTCTATAGATTGGTATTGAGGAAACATATCAATCTTATGTTTTAAGCATCTTGTACGCAGCCATTTTATATCGAATCTATCTCCATTATGCGCTACTATTTCATCTGCTTGATTTAATATTTTAACAAAATCTTTTAAAAGTTTTTTATCGCATTGGTTTTTATCCCAAGTTAAATTATGAACTTCATCTTTACCTTCCCATTTCCAACTCACGCAAATTATAGCACGTTCTTTTATAATGTCTTCTGGTTGTATTGTAAGATTGTAACCACTTCTCCAAAATATACCAATATTAAACGATGTTTCTATGTCAAAAAACAGACGTCTTCTCATAATAAGTTTGAATAAAAAAACCGATGTTACTCGGTTCTATTTGCGTTTGTAAGGTATATAGGTAGATTTTCCGCCTTTCTTTATCATTCGTAAGACTTGCTTACGATTGTGTCCTTCTCGGTAGGATATGTGAAACCACGCTGCCTCAGTATCATTTCCTGCTTCGTAAATCAATTGGTCGAAAACAACGTTGTCTATAATCCACTCGAACAAATCTCTATCGTGTAAATCTAAATCTATTGCTGCTCCATTCAATGCACAATGTTGTGAATTTAATGCCCCACCAATACGCTTATTTAAAGCAACAGAACGATAACCACTATTAACTCTAATTGGCTTTCCTAAATGCTCTCTAATAGGCTCAAAACAATTAATAGCCAATGCCATAGCTTTAGCAAGTTGCCCAGAGTTCATCGAGTTGCTTATTCCGTAGTTTGTAGCAGCATCTGAACGCTCAAACTCTGCTCTACTTAAATGCTTACTTAACTGCATATTACTATTAGGTAAGTTACTCTTTAGTAAGTTGTGATAGTGTAGCCGTAACTCCACCGATTGCTAACAAATAACTACTCGCCGTAATTAATGCTGCGGGTAAAGCTACAGGTGCTGCGATTATAGCTGCTCCTACTGCTCCTGCAATGATACCTACTCTTTGTACTTTCTTCCAAAACTTAGGAGTTTTAGACTGCCATCTTTCTTTTAGTTCCATATTTCTTTTTATCAGGTAAAATACCTACCATTAATTCGCTAAATTGTATATGTTTATCTAATTGTCTTTTGCTTGTTTGTATTCTATCTTCTAAGCAATCGTACAACTTTAACTCTACTCTTTCAAGTTTAGATTCTAAAACCTCAAACCTTTTAGTAAAAAAGCTATACATTAAGAATATTACTAATACTAAAACACCTATTACTCCGTGTTTCTTTATAGCTTCTATTATAGGTATTAGTGCCATTTGTAAAATTAATTTATTAGTGGGAATGGTGGTGTAGTAACTTCAAAATCTGTAGGATTCCCTAATACTACCTTCAATGATTCATCAAATCTGATGTAGTAAAAGATAGGTGTATCTAATTCAGCAGTCTGATATTCTACCCAATTCTGTGTAATATCATTAGGTGAAACAGGAATCCCATAGTAACTATCACAAGCCTCTCTCGCATCAATTGCTTCTTGCTCTGTCGTGTATTTATATCCGTTTACTTCCATTAGTATATTGAATAGAATGTATTGATGTTAGTAGATATTCCAGAATTGTCAGATAACTTAGAAGTGCCTGAATATATAATCACCTCAGACATACCCCATCCTGAAGGAAGATTATTCCCAGCAGTCCTTGCAAGTAAATACAATCCAGTTGAATTTGTTGTATTATGCGGCTCATTAGACATTAACAAAACATTATTTTCATATACGGTATTTCCGCTTGAAGTTTCGTGAATATTGACTAAGTTCAAACCATTTGGCAAAGCAGATGCAGTTGTAGTTGCCGTTGTATCATAATATCTATTAGTTCCATCTCCAGCCCTTGATGGAAAATGTTGATTTGTATCAGAACCACCTGACATCATAGCGATAACCCCTTTAGTTGTATCTACTTTTAAAGTGACAAAAATACTATTTGTAGTTCCATTTAAAGACAAAGTATTATTGAATAAAAATGAACTACCATCTGTTTCAAAATATGGTTTAGTATTAACTTTTAATACAGTGCCCGAATTAACTATTTTAGGCTGACTTAGTGCTGTACTTTGAGCAATATCTATAGTATTACCACTTTGGTCGTATAGCTTAGTTATAAATCCATTCCCTGCCCCTACAAATGTAGTAAGTGCAGATTCATCTAATACATTGCTTCCGTCATATCCTATGTCTTGCTCAGTATTATCACTTGAACGTCTTACTCTAATAAGTGAGCCAGTGTATGTAGAAGATAATCTTCTTGCAGCAGAATAACCTGCCGCAGCACCTGAGTAGGTGTCAAGCAATCCTGTGAATGCAGGAATACTTGGCTGCACTAAATATGGATTGATTATCATACTCTTGTCCCTATGATAGTAACTTTCAAACCTTTCGCAGTTCCATCACCAATTTGGTCGATATCAATAGTTATCTCAGCATCATCTGCTAGTGCAGTGTCAGAAATAACCGCTGGTGTTGCAGCAGTTGTAGATGTCTTTTCAGTATTGTCAATTGTCAGCTTTGTAGATAGGATAGTTGTACCACCTTCATTGATGTCAACCGTGAAGATACTACCTGATGCTTGAGCAGTTGAAAGAGATGCACGAACCGCAGTAACCGTCATAGCGTAAGGCATTCTGAAAGTAACTTTTGCAGTACCCGTTGTAAGTGCTGTAGTTTCATCTGATGCAGCTACTTGCACCTCAGTAGGCAAACCACTCTGAGCAAATGTCTTAACGTTTGCACCTGTAACTCTTTTAGTAACGTACGATGCACCGCTAACCTCAGATATAACCATTAAATCCGTAGCTGCAAGTGCTGCGCCTTTAGCCGTTAGTTCACTTATTTTCTTTTCTGCCATTTTGTATTTTTTATCGTTCTAGTAATGTTTCGCCTGAATAAGAAACGTCGTAAACTGCTCCAAATCCACCGCTATTAAATAATGTCTCGTCTATAAGAAAGTCCTCTGCTTCTGTAACAAAGAAATCAGAATTCTCAGCAATTAGGTTTGTAGTCTCTAAACCACCGCTGCTTCCATCTGCTCCCCAACTAATCGTGTTAAGAACGCCTTGCCCCCATCCTATTGTGTTCGCCATCTTTCTCTACTTTCTTTAAGTATAACTTTAACTTTTGTATATTGTTTTCTTTTACCTTGTACTTCTTCATAAATACCACCCATTTAAGTTATTCTCTCCTCGTGGGTACATATCACCGTTTGAATTAGAATTATACTCTGGGAAAGATGCCGTGTTAAAATTAATGTAGTCAACAAATCTTTGCGTATAGTGTTGTGCTATTTGTCTTTGCTTTTCTACTAAGAAATCTACTTCGTTTTTTTCTACTGTAGTAGCGTTTTCGGAATCGTGTTTATATACTCCTTTGTTAGCGATTGTATAAGCTGCAAAAGGCAAATATTCTACCATTGCCCAATGTATAAGCATAGGCTTTATATAGTCAATTAAAAGATTGTTATACGCACTTGGTATTGTATAGATTGAACTGATTGTTACCGCTCCATTTGTACCACCTGCTACCGTTGCAGTATTTCCAACTTTATAACCCGTTCCTGCCGTGTTTATTGTAGCGTTTGTAATTAACCCTGCCGCAGCAGTAATATTTAATTTTAAACCCGTTCCCGTTGCGCTTGTTGTACTTCTGTCTGTTCCCGTTGTATAGCCTGTTCCTTGATTTGTTACAGTTATTGCCGTTGGAATTCCTGACGTAGCTAAAGTAATTTCAGCTTTGATTCTATTCAACAAGTCTGTACCTAACATAGTTTGTATGTGTACATCCTGAGATATTTTGATAAACTGAATAAATTTATCTGTATCTACATTACCATTTACCGCAGTAAATTTAACTAAGTCTGTTCTTGATATTAAAAGTGCTTCCGCCATTATTTTCCGTAATTAGGGTGGTGTCCGTTGTTAGGCATATCTATAGGTGCTACTTTGCTTTGTGCGTTTCCTGTAGGTCGTGGGGTGTATGATTTAGGAATAGAGTTTACTTCCTCAGATGAACTTAAAGACTTATCCTCTACATACTTTCCGTCTTTTTGCTTAAGTTTATAAAGAACCTCATTCCAATAGTGAGAACAATTAACTCCACCTTTGAATTTAAACAAATCGTAAGGCTGCCCTTTATGTCCTAACTCTTTATTTACTCCAGCTCTACTTGCTTTGTCGATGTCTTCTAAACGATATACTACTCCGTTTGCAGTACGTGCCATCATTTTCTTACAGAAATCCCTTGAATTAGGCTTGGAATAACGCTCTGAATATTCATATCGAACCTTGTAAACAGATTTGTCTAAGTTAGATTCTCTACTTGGCTCTGATTTAATTACAGATGCTAAACGTGCTAATACGCTTTTCTTTGGATTTAAAGCATTATTTACCCATTCCTCTGTACTTATGTTATCCGCCTTTACTTCACGCTCTGTAACGCGCTCCCATTCGTCTCCTAATACTTCTCCTGCTAAGTCGTTTAATAGAACTTCTAACTCTTCATCCGTAGCTTCTGAACTTAAAGCAGCAGGTGTTAAATCAGAACCGCCTGATTCAGCAGGTAAACCAACTAAAGAACGAATCTCGTTAGGTGTCATAGATTCTAATACCTTATTTGCTACCAATGGAGAAAGTGAATTGATACCTTCGATAACTTTATTAGATGTTTCGCTATTAGTTAAATCTCCATCTACATCTAAAGGGTTTAATCCTACAAATTCTAAGTCTAAAGAGACATCGTTATAAGCTAAAATCTTATCTATAGAATTTAATAACGTTTCTTGCTTTGGTCGAATAACCATATTTTCAAATAAGATAGCTGAATTTCTCAACTCATCCGCATTTGAACTAAAGCCATTTGTTGAAGCAATACCAAAAAGTAGAGGGCTTGTAACGTTATGTGATAACATAATCTTACGCATACATTCCTCACTTAACTGATTGTATAAATCGGGAGCATTGTCTACCGGTATAGAGTCTATTGTAGTCTTACTTTCAGCGTTGTTATTAAATGCTACGATTACTCGTTGACCATTTGCGCCTGTAAGTTTAGACATAACCTTAGAAGAGATAATATCTTGCTCCTCTGGGGTTGGTTGTCCATTATTGAAGTTTACTACCGTGCGAGAACTAAAAGAAGACTGAACCTCAGAAATTAAATAACTTGATATCTCTTCTTCTAATACTGCGTAAGGTATACCACCTTGATAATCTACATAGCTAAAGTATTTCATCCCTACCGAATAAGGCTGAATGAACATTATTTCTACTTGCTCATTACCGAATCCAAATGCAGGAATTCTTTTAGGTGCGTAGTTTCTTAAATCTTCCCAATTATCTGAATAATAGTAGGCTTCGATTTGTCCGTCTTTATTGCACTTCTCAGGTGCTAAAAGATGTACAGGAATATGATATGCCTTTAATACTTTGCTTCTATCCTTAGAATAATGTACTTGAAACGCTGCTTGTCCTAACATCTCAAAATCTAATACTACTTTACGCATATCATCTGCGTTAATCATAGCCATCATTTGAGCGTACTCGTTAGGCTTTCTTGAAGCATCTACTGCGCTTAAACCTTTGCCATATACCAAACGGCTAATATTGTTTATAATAGCATTGTTGGTAGTTGAGTTTTTATATCTATCAATTAAGAACTGATAGTAAGAGTTATTTTCTCCATACGTTACCCACTCATTCTTCTTTGATTCCTCAATGACTGGCGCTTCGTATTTTGCTAAATTTAAGATGTGTAGATTACTCATAAATTATAAAGTCGTTTGTTGTGGTCGAACTTACATACTGACCATTGTTTACGCTAAATGATACCAAAGGCTGATTAGTACAAAATACCTTGTCTTTAAATACTATATCACTCCCGTTTTTTAATACCAACATATAGAAATGATTTTCAACTAAATCAAATATAGCTTCTATAGTGTGGTAATATTCACCTACCGTAGAATCGATTATAGTTACAACCTGCGTATCATTTGTTTGCTCGTCAGTTAACTCCAAAGTATCATAGCTTTCCTCTCGTGGAATGAAGCTAATAATTTGGCTTGTAGCTGATACATTTAATACTATCATACTATAATAACTTAAAGCACATCAAATTGTTTTAAAAAAGAAAAGGGTAACCGAAGCTACCCTAATCCAACTATTATGAAAGAAAAACTATACTGTTACAATGTTCGCATTAGAAAGAACTGTTTTAAGCCCTACCTCAGTTGAACAATTTAAGAAGTTTGCAGGGATGTTCTCCATTCCTGTGAACGTCAAAGTGTACCCAGAAAAATCTCCAAGCGCCGTTCCGTTAGAGATAGTACCTGCAGTTACATCCATTCCTCTCTCTACACCTGCAAGAAAGAACTGATTGTTTCTGTTTCTTACGATAATGTGAGG